TACCAAAATGGTTAAGGTTACCATCAGTAGAAAAAAATAAATTATCTTTAAGATTAAAAAACGGTTCTAAAGTACAAGCTAAATCATCATCTCCTGATGCTGCAAGATCAGAAGCGGTATCATTATTGTTAATGGATGAGGCAGCATTTATAGATAATGTAGAAGAAACATTTACTGCTGCTCAACAAACCTTAGCTACCGGTGGTCAATGTATGGCTTTATCAACTCCTAATGGTATTGGTAATTGGTTTCATCAAACATGGGAAAAAGCTGAAGCAGGAGAAAATAGTTTCTTACCAATTAGATTACCTTGGACGGTTCATCCTGAAAGAGATCAATTATGGAGAGAACAACAAGATGCAGATTTAGGTCCTCGTATGGCAGGACAAGAATGTGATTGTGATTTCTTAAGTTCTGGTGATACTGTATTTGAACCTGAAGATATGTTATTCTATGAAGAAACGTACGAAAAAGATGCTCTTGAAAGAAGAGGAGTTGATGGTAATTTATGGATATGGGAAGGTGTAGATTATACTAAATCATATATGGTAGTAGCAGATGTAGCTAGAGGTGACTCTACTGACTATTCAGCATTCCATATATTTGATATAGAAAATTGTATTCAAGTAGCTGAATATAGAGGTAAATTATCTCCTAAAGATTTTGGTAATATGTTAGTTGGTATAGCAGCTGAATATAATGAAGCATTATTAGTAGTAGAAAATGCAAATATTGGATGGGCTACTATAGAAACTATTTTAGAAAGAGAATATAGAAACTTATATTATTCTCCAAGAAATCATTTAGACACTGTAGAATCTTATATGAGTAAATGGGAAAGAGATCAATTAGTACCTGGCTTTACTATGTCTATGAGAACAAGACCTTTAGTTATTGCAAAGATGATTGAGTATATTAGAGAACATTCAGTTACTATTCAATCTAAAAGATTAATGCAAGAAATGAGAGTTTTTATATGGAAAAACGGTAAAGCACAAGCACAGGATAGATATAATGATGACTTAATAATGTCATGTGCTACAGCGTTATACGTAAGAGATACTGCATTAAAACTACGACAACAAGGATTAGATTTAGCTAGAGCTCAACTATCTTCTTTTACTAATCTCAATGCTAGAAACAACGCTGTTATACAAACAGTTGGTATTCAGAGAGAAAATCCTTATATTATAAAGACTAACGATGGTGAAGAAGACATAAGTTGGTTATTAAAATAGACTATTTATATATATTAAACTAATACCGTAATGGCGGATACTTCATTATTTGGCAGACTAAGACGATTATTTTCTAATGACGTAGTAATACGTAACATTGGAGGAGATCAGTTGAAGGTTGCTGATGTAAACTCAATACAAAAAACTGGAAGAGTTCAAACTAACTCTTTAATTGATAGATTTAATAGATTATATGTATACAACAATAGAAATGTATACAATCCTAATTTAAACTATCAAACATTAAGAATACAACTTTATTCTGATTATGAAGCAATGGATACTGATCCTATAATAGCTTCAGCTCTTGATATAGTATGTGATGAAGCAACTATTAAAAACGATCAAGGAGAGATTTTAGCAATAAAATCATCTGACGAAAACATACAAAGAGTACTTTACAATTTATTCTATGACGTATTAAATATAGAATTTAATTTATGGTCATGGACACGTAATATGCTTAAATACGGAGACTTTTTCCTAAAGCTAGAAATAGCAGAGAAGTTCGGAGTATATAACGTGTTACCTTACACAGTTTACAATATTATAAGACATGAAGGATATGATCCTGAAAATCCTAATGAAGTAAAATTTGAATTAGAAATTGATGGAATAGCAGCAGCATCTGATCCAATGGTTACTAAAAAACCAAATAAGCAAAATATTACTTTTGATAACTACGAAGTAGCACACTTTAGATTACTATCAGATGTTACATATTTACCTTACGGTAGATCTTATATAGAGCCTGCTAGAAAAATATTCAAACAAACTAACTTAATGGAAGATGCGATGTTAATTCATCGTATAATGAGAGCACCTGAAAAGAGAATGTTCTATATTAATGTTGGTTCTATACCACCTAATGAGGTTGATCAATTCATGCAAAAGACTATAAATGCAATGAAAAAGACACCTTATATAGGTCAAGATGGTAATTATAACCTTAAGTTTAATATTCAAAATATGATGGAAGATTATTACCTACCTGTAAGAGGAGGAGATACTTCTACCAGAATAGAAACTACTAAAGGTTTAGATTACGATGGTACAACTGACGTTCAATATTTACAATCTAAATTATTTGCTGCTCTTAAGATACCAAAAGCATATTTTGGGTATGAAGGAGATCTTCAAGGTAAAGCAACTTTAGCAGCAGAAGATATAAGATTTGCAAGAACAGTTGAAAGAGTTCAAAAAATATTAGAATCTGAACTTACCAAAATAGCTCTTATACATTTATATACTCAAGGATTTACTGGAGAAAGTTTAACTAACTTTGAAATAAAGTTATCTACTCCATCTGTAATATTTGAACAAGAAAAAGTAGCACTACTTAAAGAAAAGGTAGATTTAGCTGCTCAAATGACTGACAGTAAATTATTTTCTTCAGATTATATTTACGAAAATATATTTGATATGTCAGAAGATACTTATATGCAAGAAAGAGATTTAGTTAGAGAAGATACTAAAAGATTATTTAGAAATGCTCAAATTGAAGCAGAAGGAAACGATCCTGCTAAATCTGGAGTTACATACGGTACACCACATGATCTTGCATCAATGTACGGTAGAAGATCGGTTGCTACTCCAAAAGGAGGAGAACCAGGTAAACTACCACCAGGTTATTCAGAAGTTGAAGATAAGAAAGAACAAGAATGGGGTCAGCCAGGACCTGAAGGAGGCAGACCTAGAGAAAAAGCTTCTGTTTACGGTACACAAGATAATCCAATGGGAGGACGAGATCCTTTAGGACAAATCGATATGAAAGGAGGTTATCCATCAGATAATAATAACGTAATGGAGAACCAATCAACAAACACAGTTTACCTTCAAAATAAAGATATGTTTAAGAACATAGTTTTTAGTAAAAAAGAAGAAGATACATCAGAGTTACTAAACGAAGACAACATTAAAGATTTAGGTAATTGATGTATATTTATATATGTAAACGTGTATAATGAAGATAAAACACTCAAAATTCCGTAATACCGGGCTTATCTTTGAATTGCTTGTAAAACAAATTGCAGCAGATACTTTAAATAAAAAAGATTCTCCTGCTATTGAGATATTAAAAAAGCATTTCACAGGTAGGACTTCCCTAGTTAGAGAGTTCAAACTATATGAATTTATTCTAAAGAATAAAGGTATAGGTCAGAATAAAGCTGAAACTATACTTTCAACTATTACTGAAATTTCGAAAAAACTTAATAGAAATACGCTTAAAGAACAAAAATATTCTTTAATATCAGATATCAAAAAAGGATATGATATAAATGAATTCTTTTCAATTCAGGTTTCAGACTATAAAGCATTAGCTTCTTTATACTGTTTACTAGAGGCTCAAAATAATAATGAGCTAGTTGACCCTAATTTATTAGTTAACTTCAAATCTACTCTTTTAGAACATCTTACTACTAAAAAGCAAGATGCAGAAGAAGTAAAGGATACCTTAATTGAAGAGTACGGTAAGTATGATAAAGATTTAAAATTACTTACTTTTAAAATTCTTCTTGAAAAATTCAATGATAAGTATAAAGATTTGTTACCTCAACAAAAAAATATACTTAAAGAATTTATTACATCAGTTAATTCTCAAACACGTTTACGCACTTTAGTTAATGAGGAATTAACAAATATCAAAAACGAAGTATCAAAACTTTCAACCAGAGTAAAGGATGAAGTGGTCAAAATTAAATTAGATGAAGTTGCAAAAACTATTAAGACTCTTTCTAATAAAGAAAAGATTAATGACAACCATCTAGTTAATTTAATGCAATATTACGACTTAGTCAACGAACTTAAATCTCTTTAATATGAAGAGATCTGATTTAGTTCAGTTAGTAAGAGAAGTATTGCAAGAGCTTGATGAAGCTAATACTACTAATGTAGGAGGAGCATCATTTACACCTGGACAAGGGGCTCAATATGCAACTCCGTTTGCTTTTGGTAAAGCTAAAAGAGCTACCAATACACTAAAAAGGATTGGATATAAAAACGTAAAAAAAAAGAAAAGACCGTATAGTACGAAACTTATAGATTATTTACAGAATGAAAACAGTAACAGAAAAATATAGAGCAATTAAAGCTGGTAAATTAACTGAAGGCGAGTTTGTAAGACAAATGAGACTTGCTCACCCTACTCTTATAACTCAGTTTAATGGGTTCAAAGACACAGTACAGATACTTAGAAATAAAGGTATGCTGTTCGAAGAAGAGTATAAAACTATTAATATATCAGATGATTCTGTAAGAAGAGGTATAAGATATGAACTTACTTCAATGGGCATTGATCCATCTGGCAAAGTAAAATCAGAAGATTTAGAAAAAGCTAAAAAGAAAGCTACAGATAACGTTACTAAAGACCCATTACACTATTATAATCTTTTATCAGGTGAATCTTCTAAAGTAGATAAGCACGATAAGTATCAAGAGGTTAAGAAAAATAACCACAAAGATACTTTTAATGATATGAAAAAAGCTGATCTTAAAGAAGAAGTTATTAAAGAAGGTACTAGAGCTATGATAGGATATGTAAGTGGAGATAGGTTAACTACTACCTACAACCACTATGATGGTTATCCTTCTAATTTAGGTAAAGGTCTTATGACTTTTTATAACGATGATGAAAAAGCTAAAGACATCGCTATGAAAGGCTATATAACTGGAATGGATGCCGACACAGGTGAAATATCAGCTACTCATAGTGACCCTCCAACTAAAATAAAATTACCAGAAGATGGAGAGGAAATGGCAAGAGAAGTTGCTGAAGAAATAGACGGTATGGGAGCTGATTATGGATATATCTGGCACGATGAAAGTAACCAATGGCTTACTATTAAAAATACAGGTATACGTTCAATGATAGATCAAATTACTGGTAAAATGGGTGTTGATACAGAAGTAGAAGAAGATATCATTCCAGCT